TATCTAAAGGTGTCAGATCAAGTCTGCGGTCATAGTCATCACTGCTTTCTGATATATAGCGCGTTAAATATGCGCCATTAAAGTAATCTTCTCCACCAAGATATGAGCGAACATAGAACTCCCATCGGCTCTCGTATTTATCATAGTCAGGGTGTGTTGTATCTGCGTTCAATCTCATCAAGTCCACCTAGTAGGTTGTGGTGTGTTGTATTCTGTGCGAACAGGGAACAGGTATTCTACCAAGTAACCAAGGGCATCATTCATATGATCAAACCCATCCTTATTTGGTATGCTCGTTCCTTCTTTGTATGTCTGCCTTTCCAAACTATTTATAGTCTGCTTACACTTAGGGCTAACAAACAATTTACGTTCACCATTGCTACTTAGTAAACGGCTATTCACTGCATTTATTCTATCTCTAACCAGAGCATGGGACTTCTTGGCTTTCACCGCGAACCCTGCGTTCTGTAAGATCGACAAATCTGTACGACCACCTGCGCTTGTTTTGCGCTGTCTTGATGCGGGATCAGGATAAACAATTATATAACGGTTAGGGTAACGGTCTTTAATCTCCGCAACCATCTCGTCAGTATTAGACCCATACATGACAATCTCGTCAACGGCATACAGCATCTCGCCTCTACGTACACTGATTACGGCTGACATGGGATCTAAATTGAAATCCATACCAATATGCAAAGTACCTTCATCGCTACAATCAGCGACAGATAGTTCTCTACTAAACGCATAATATATCAAACCGCTGTAGGTAACAAACTCTGCACAGTATTCTTGATTAAATGTACGCTCATCTAGGTCTATTCTAGCCGATTCAACCTCTGATTCAGGAACATTGCCGCCTTCGATTGTAGTGTATTGGAAACTACTCCAATCGTTTTCTTTGTTTAAGCCAGATGCCCACAAGTCGTAAAAGTGATTTCTGCCTTTAGGTGTTCCGATAAATAACGCTCTCGTTGGGTTGTCTTCGCTGTGCCTGTCGGATAAAGATGGCCTTATGACCTCGTACCATGCCTCTGGACGCATATCAGCAAACTCATCAAGGACAACAAAGTCTAATGCTCTACCTCTAAGGTTGTGAGGCTTCTCTGCACCTTTGAGGCTGATGGTTGAACCGTTAATTAGCTTTAAAGTCAAAGACGTTTCGTTAGTCTTGGCTATATACTCTTGGGGGATAGTGTCAATCAGCATTGACCACGCAATCTCTTTAGCGGCTCCGTACGTCGGTGCTACGTACCAACAGTTTCTATTCTTGCCACCAATGGCCGCTTTAAGTAATTCACCTGTTGAAAGAAAGGTCTTGCCAAATCTGCGCCCTGCCACGCATACGCGAAAGCGAGAGTTAGAACAAAATATCTCACTCTGTGGCTTGGTTAATTGCATCGCTGTCTACAATTATATTGATAGGCGGTATTTCCTGCACTGGCTCAACGTATTGATCACCCCAAGATTCTCTATCCCTTGTCTTGAGATAAAAAATCATTGATGTATTGTCTCCGTTGATAGCTTTTTCAAACAAAGCGTTAGATACTTGGTTTATTCCTTCGCTCCTTCCCCTTTTTATAGACTCTAGGAACTCTGGGTATTCTTTCTGCCTTTCGTAAACTGTTGCCTCGCTAACACCTAAACAATCACTTATCTGAGACACTGTAAGGCCACGAGAAGCCATCTCTCTAGCCTTGCGGCAAGTTAGTTCGTCTGGTATCCATTTAGGTCGTCCCATTACTGTTCTGTTCCAAATACTTCTTCTGATAAAGGTTGTGGGATTATAGGTTCTGGTGGTGGCTCATTTAATCTATCATCGACTTCTTCACACCAATTAATGATCTCAGCCCTGAATTGTTGCCTGTTGTACTCAGCATAGGCAAGAGTCTGAGTGATCTGATCTATCTTATCAAGCAAATCAAACCACTCTCGCTTGTAAACTTCATTGATTTTGGTTACTAATTGCAACTCCATACTATCACCTGTATGTAATTAGTTGCCGTATTGTACTATAAATTACTAAAAGTGTTAATTAAATTCATCTTTGGCTATAGCGCATAGACTAATAACGCAAAAAACTATCATGTATAGAATCATAAATGCCTCTCTGGTTGGTGGAGGCGCATTCTATACAGGTTAGCTTATGATAAATAATGCTATTTAATCATCTGCGATATGCATTAAATTAATAGTCCGTTCTCGACCACCAGTGGACTAGTCTGGCTCAATAGGCTAGGGAGCCTTGGTCTATTTGTTTCTCTCTTCCCATCGTTTCTGTGCATCTTGCACTATGAAATATGCGCCTCTCATTGAATATGCGAGAATAATAACTGCTGTAATCGTGCCTAAAAACTCTATCATTTTATTGTCCTCTCTCATAACCTGCAAATGGCTCTGGCTCAGTTTGATTAACCCTGTCGTAAGAATCCTGCACTAAGTCTCTTAGCGTTGATTCTAGGCTAAGGTAGATATCATCCCTAATAACTGCTGATATGCTTTGACTTGCAGAGTTGGTATACAGTTCGTGTATAAAATCCTCTGGGTTAATTAATACTGGCGGTAGTATATCATCCCACCAAGTTTTCATATTTAACAAAAAATGGTAGCAAATACTGTCTTTATGAGTGTCGTTTAGTTCCATAACGTCACCATCCCAGTTTCTATATTCTGGGTGTAAGTCATCTACCATTTGATCAATTACGGCTTCAAATTTAACTAGACTCATTTTAAAATCCCCCGACTATGTACATTTCGTAACCAAAAGCCATAATCACTGCTACTGCTGTGCCAGTAATAAAAGCCATAAATATGTCCATCTGCTGATCTGCTTTCTGAGTTTTCTCAAATTGCTTTTGAGCCAAGTAACGAGCGGCTCTGTTTTGAGCGGCTATTCTTTTATTGGTAATTTTCATTGTGTTTCCCCTTAATTGATTGCCCCCGAAGGGGCGGTTGGTTTTATTTAGAAGGTTTTCCGTTGGCTACAAACTCATCCCAATGGCTTTCTGCCCATCTATAAAGGTCGTTATAGATAGTGTCCTCCCAAGCCCCATCATTACTGCGGAATTCTTTTTCTATATAAAGCGCACCTTTTTCACACAAAGCACCGTAAGTTCCTGCGGCTTCGTGTTTGCTCCAACCTGCATCGGTTAGCACTTCAACATGGCACCAAGTGAACGGATCATCTTCTAAATCCATTGGGCGATCACCGCACATACCTGAAAGGCATTCATTAACAAGGTGTAGCGCGGCAAGTTTTTCGTTTTGAGTGAAGTTATACATAATTTATTACCTTTATTTATTGAATGTAGGTACATTATTACCTATATAACCCTATATGTAAACCCTTTTGTATATAATATTATGGAATAAAAACTTTATTTCTTATAACTTTTTCGTATATAGAACGAAAATTAAATCTCGCCTATTCGCCACTCTTGATCTTTTATCTGCTCTTTTAGATCGCGTGAAAACTGAATAACTTCTTCTCTTACCCATTTTCTTGGTGGAAGATAGGTTAGCCGTTTCATTGCTCTTACCCTTCGCTCTCCGTACATATCTATCATGTATGTGCGGTAGCCTTCACTAACTACTGCGTCTCCCATATTCATATTGCAACGCTTGCACTGAGGAGCAACATTTTCCATAAACAGTTTTAGCCTAGAATGTCTGCGGCTGTAAAAATGCCCTCCGTCCATTGTCTTGTAATGACCAATACGACCACAGCTAACACACTGGCAAAATCCGTAATCGTCTGATGCCTTTAGTCTAACTAATCGTTGTAGCAACTTTGCGGCTTTCTCGACTTCCTGCGCTACCGTAGATTTCTTCTTCTTCTTCGCCATACTCCAACTCCAACAACATCTCGCAATAGTGAATAGCTTTAAGTATATCTTCCGCCCCATTCTTTTTTCTGGTTACGTACTTAATGACGTTTCCGCGAATATAATCTAGATCATTTTTGTAAATAAACTCAACTGGCTGTATCGCCAACTTGTAATGACTGCCTCCCACCTGTTTATTTAATGCTTTTGACATTCTTCTTCTCCTTTTACCGTAACCTCTTCTGGACAATTCAAATCGCATCTAGCGCAAATGCCGTAACCACACGCATCATCACCTAGCCAGTACTCAAGAGACTGTCCGCAATCACAGAATAGTTTGTTGAGAGTAATTGTGCCTGAGTGTAATTTGATAACATTACTCATCTCCCAACCTTTATTTTGACCCTAGAATCTTCACCAGTCTGCTTGTGATATACAATCGCAGTCATAGAACGCTCTGACCCATAGCCCGAATCTGAATGCCACTGGTCTGTAGAAGTCAAAGATCCAAAGTGTTCAAAATGCATCGTGGAAATCTCTCTTGCGGTATGGTGATGAATATGCCCTAAATGACAGTATCTGTTTTTAGATTGACTCCACTGATCATCAAGGTTCTTAATAACCGTTTGTAGAATCTGCTCGTGCTTAATTCTATCGCCATGGTGAAATACAAATAGATTATTGTGCCATTGGTAATGTATAAACTTAGAGTAATTTTGTAAGACCTCTACCCTTGGCTCGTTGTCGTAAATGATTTCCAGACAGCTAGATAGATGACAAGCCATGTCAGAATCGTGATTACCCCTGACATTAATAACCACAACTTTCTTATGGGTTTTAAGCATCTTTTCTACAAGGATTTGAAAAAGCCTTCCTGCCAGTTTAAACGTCTTACCTATACGCGTGTCTACGTCTACCCTTGTCCCTGCTGTGGTTTCATTCTTGCTCGAATCTGCATGAAAAAAGTCACCTACATTTAACAGCACACCAATCTCAGCATCACCAACTCTATTGGCTAATCGCTCAGTTGAGTCTAGAAGTATTTGGCTTGCTATCTTTACGTCCCAATCATCGTCATCTAGCTTAGTCTCGCTATCGGCAAGCATCCCGAAATGGTGGTCGCCTATAATATACATTGCTAGGTAATCAGCGTTTACTTTTGCAGGTTGTTTAACTGCTTTTTTAAAGCCTGTTAGATCGTCCTTAATGCCCTCTAGCATATAATTAAGGCGTTGCTGTAGGCTTTGTTTGTCTGGCTCTTGAATAACCCACTGTAAGGCTACTGAGCCGTCTTCCTTGTATGCCGTTGATATTCTCTTAGCTTGAAATCCTTCGGCTGTTTGGTGGGTTAAGTCTCGATGTGGGGCTACCCCATTAGATGCGGCTATCTTTTCTAACCGAACTATCATTTTATCAACAGTTCGTCTGTCACACTTTAATTCTTTAGCGGCTTTGACAGCAGAGCCATTTTTAATCACAGCATTGACTACTTCTTTTTGTCTATCAGTTGTTGTAAATTCAATAAGCGTTCTGGGGTCAGCCTTAATCATTCAACTCTCCTGTTGGTTTTTCAGCTTTTGATACTCGGAATTCTCTGGCACTTCTAAGAATATTCCGTTGTCCCTCGCCCAACTATAACACTGATCCAAAAAATACACCATTTCGCCAACATCTAGATCACTTGTGTGCTTGACCTGATTCTCAATGACCGTCTTACCTATTTTAATATCCTCTGTACCTAAGAATCTTTGCTTCATCATTAGCTTCATATTCTCAGGCGTAGCTGTAGGCACTTTTTCAATAAACTTATCTGACATGGTTTTACACCAAACATGGAAAAGAGCATTCTGGTTTAAGCTTCTTGGGTTGGTGTAAGGCTTTAAAGTCACGCAGAGCGGTTTTGCATAGTCCCATGCATTGACTCTTTTTATAAGAAAAGGCAACCGCTTCTCTACCTCTAGCAAGTTGCCTATCTTAATGAAATCTCCCTGACTCACAATAGTTTCCGCGCAAGCCATTTTTGGGATAGTGTTGTAGTCACTTCGACTTTCTTTTTACGCAGTGTTCTACCACAATGACTTTTAACCAACTCATCGTCTGTGCAGATGTCACTACCGTTTAACCTATATCGAATCGCTGTATCTGATAATCCAGTTATCTCTGACAGCCT